ACGACCGTTCAACGAAAACGAACGAGATTTATTTTGTTCAAACAAATCATTTTTGTTTATAAATTCGTTAATTCACGATTTTGAACTGCTTGATTGTGATGATGAATATTTTTGGTCTCCCAGTTTAATCCGTAGACAAGAGATACGAAGAAGCAAAGCAGAAAAAAAGCAGGAACAACGTAGGTTGGCAGGCATTAAGAGTGGCGAAGCAAGACGAAAAAAAGG